AACAGCAGCATGATGCAGACATCATTCGAGCAAGTCAAGAAGCCTATGCTTTAGGACGAACCGCAGAACGCAGAGCAATTCGCGAAAATGTCCGCAGACCATTCGCAGGGTTCACATTCGACAACGAAAAGCCAGAAGGCTTGAAGTCGGAATTGCTCGCGCTACCACAGCCAAAGGGGTGATTAGATGTATATCTGGAAGTGTGGATGTAGAGATTGTGGAAACACATTTGAATACATTGATAGTTACCCAATCATTGAATGCCCTAAATGTGGGAGCACGGATCTAAAAAATGAATTTAAAGGAAAGGCGTACGATTAAATGACTCAAGCGGAACGAATTAGGGAATATTATAGAGATCACCCTGCTGCCTCGTATGATGAAGTAGCTGAGGTTGTCGGTACAACAAATAGTAATGTGAGAGCGAACTTGGCTAAAGATATCAAGGCAGGAAAATGTATCCGCTTGGAAGATAAGTCAATTGACTACTCACCTTACTTTAACCACAAGAAATCACTCACTGAATTAGTTGATTGGAAAAATGACACTAGACGGGAGTGGGTGGATATGCTGACAAGAGCAGCAGAACAAGAAACGGATAGTAATGTTATGCGTCTGTTAATTAAAGAGGCGAATAAATTAATGAAAGAGGTGACGAAATAATGTCAACACTATATGAACTAACAGGAACCTTTAAACGGATAAATGATATGGAAGGGTTAGACGAGGAAACAAAGACTGACACACTGGAATCAATTGATTGGACTGAGCAGTTTGAAGAGAAAGTTGAAAACACAGTCAAGGTAATAAAGAACAAAGAAGCAGATAAAAAGTTACTCAAGGAAGAGATTGACCGTTTAACAGCAAGATATAAGTCACTTGACAATGATATCACTTGGCTTAAAACTGGCTTACAGGGAGCTTTTGAAATCACTGGACGCGACAAGGTCAAAGGGTTGCTCTTTACCGTTTATTTGGCAAAAAATCAATCTTCAGTCATTGTTGATGAGGATCTGCTGCCTAAGAAATATTTTGTAATTGCAAAAAAACCTGACAAAAATGCTATCAAGGAACTGCTGAATGCCGGTAAGAAAGTCAAGGGCGCTACCTTGCAAGAAAGTAGAAGTTTGAGGATTAAGTAGAGTTATGAAAATTCTAGCAATCGACCCAGCGTCCAATAAAATTGAAACCAGTACAACAGGGATTGTCTTGTTGGATAATGCAAGATTAGTCAATAGCTGGGTTGTCTCTTATGGTATGAGAGGTTTCGCTGATTGGTTCCATGAAATTGGAACTAGCCTGGAGTTCGATGTAGTGATTGTTGAAGAATTTAGAGCACGAGACAACGATAAGTCAAAGGACAATAGCGTGGCAGAAACTATCGCTTATATCCAGCTTTGTTATCCAGATGCTATTCTTCAATTCAATGCAGGCTATAAGTCAGATATTCCAGACGACCTTTTAAAAATCTTGGGTCTTTGGAAGTTTGAGAAAAGCCATCATCAAGACATTCGAGCAGCAGCAAGACTCGGATTGTTCTGGGCAATGAGAAACGATATTGAAGAAGTTATCCAAGACATCGGAAAGGTGGTGAGTGAGTATGAACAATGACAATGAAATTTGGAAAGATATAAACGGATATGAAGGTTATTATAAAGTTTCAAATTTTGGGAATGTTAAAAGTTGCGCACGCACAATTAATCATGGTTTAGGTGGTGCTGATAGAAGTATAAAATCAAGAATTATAAAACCTTATGATGACAACCACGGATATAACTCAGTTTCTCTTAGTAAAAATGGAAAAGTGAAAAAACACAAAGTTCACAGGTTAGTTGCTGAAGCGTTTATCGATAACCCTGAAAACAAACCTACTGTCAACCATAAAAATGAAATAAGAAATGACAACCATGTAAGTAACTTAGAATGGGCGACTTACAAAGAAAACAATGATCATGGCAGTCATAACGAAAGAGTTTCAAGAACATTGAGCAAACCAATTGAGCAACTAGATGAAGACGGAAATAAAATATCAAGTTTTAAAAGTGTTAGAGATGCTAGTTTAGCAACTGGCATTCACATTGCAAATATTAAAAGTTGCTTATGTCACGAAAATAGAATCTTTGCTGGAGGATATAAATGGAGGTATAAAGTTTGACAAATTTAGTTTTAAGAAAATGGCAAAAGGAGGCAGTATCCCGAAGTTCAAGATTAACAAATGGAATTTTTCTTGAAGCTTTGGGAGGTTAAAGGCAGAGGCAAAACTATATGTGCTTTAGCGATTGCCAAACATAAAAAAGCTAAGAAAATCATCATTACCAATAACCGACTGGCTATTCTGAATGGTTGGATAGATGCAGTCAAGTTTATGAATTTTGATAAAGATGTTGAGATTATCATTCAAACAGATAGATATCTTCAAAATCAAGTCAAAAAGGGGCATAAATTAGCCTGTGACGTTCTGATTGTGGATGAGTGGCAGAATATGTCATCTGATAAACAAGTGGTCTTATATCGCAAAATAAAGCGTAAATACACGATAGGTCTTTCAGCAACCCCAATCAGAAAAAAAGGGCAGAATTTTTATCCACTTGAAAAAACAGTTTTTGGATGGGCAACCCCAAATAATAAATTTGACTGGCAAAAGACACATGGAAGAATGGTCTATGATCCATTTAGCTACTCAAAAGAAAAGTGGGAAGATTTTAGAGATTATGAGAAATACATCTCAGATTTACCAAATTTCTTTCGCTGGGAAGAAATCGAAGAAATTGAAAATGCAGTTGAAAATAACGGTTTTGAGATTAAATTTTATCCAGTCAAGGTAGAACCAGGGAATGCCGACAAGCTTGCAGAATTTAGAAAGCTAAATCTTGTAACAGTTGACGGCAAGACTGCAATGGCTAAGCAATCATTTGGGAGAAAGACCTTTGAGCGCTATCTTAATCAAACAGGTATAGTAGTCGATTTCCCAAAGTTAAAACCAGTTAATGTTGACACGCCTTTAATGTTAGAACTTGATGGACTCATTGAACGAGCGCCACACGATATGTTGATTGTCAGCAAGTCTAAACAGATTGTAAATGTTATCCGTGAAAGACATCCAAACATTGGTATCTGGACTGGAGACATACAAGACGATCTTGAAAATCAAATAGTAGTCGCTACTAGTCAAGTGTTAGGTGTCGGAGTAGACGGCTTGCAACACAAATACCAAACTATTGTCGTATTGGATCCAGTAGAAGAAGATTCTGGAGAATATGATGACTATCGGCAATTGCTTTGGCGAATAACAGGAAGTCGGCAGCAACACGATGTAAATGTAATTGAATTTTATTATAAAGGAGAATGAATTTTGTTTAAATTACCAGAAAACAAACCACAAATTCCAAAAGACACACCTCGTAACTATTTCATCTATGGTGAAACCATGAGTGGCAAGTCTTACCTTGCAAATGAATTTCCAAACCCTATTGTGTTAAACACGGATGGAAATGCAGAAGCTAACAGTGTACCAAGCATTCAACTACTGAATGAAAAAGACACCTCTGGACGAATTACCAACTCGGTTATCAAACAGTTAGGAGAAATCCTACTGGCACTTCAAACACAAAAACATTCATATGAAACAGTTGTAGTCGATGTCATCGATGATGTGATTGAAATGATTAAAATCGCAGTTTGTGATGAATTAACACCAGCTGGTAAACCTCGTTTGAAATCCCTGTCAGAAATTCCATACGGTAAAGGTTATGATTTCTTTAATCAAGCAGTTACCGAATTGGTTATTGACCTTAAAGCCTTACCAATGAATGTTATTTATATCAGCCGTCAAATCTCTGAATATGATGATAACGGTAATGCAACCAAGGATAAACCTAGCTTGAAAGATAAGTATGTGAACCTTATCAATGGAAACTCTGACCTGATGATCCATACTGAAAAGATTGGAAGCAATTATAATCGTGAAGTTGACCGTAAGCGTAAAAGCTACTACGCTGACCAGGTGGATGATAAGAAAATCTTGAAGATTTTAACTACTATCCGTGGTGCATTGACACCTGCTAAACCTAAACAAGTTGAAAAAACTGAAACAACAAACAATGAACCAGCTGCAGCGGTAGAAAAGAAAGAAGATGCAGCAGTTAAAGAACTATTTTAAAAATTAAAGGAGAAAACACATGAGTTTATTAGACATCGCAAAATCAATTAAAAAAGAAGGTTTCGACCCACGCAAAGACAGTGCAAATGGGCCTGCACCAATTCCAGCTGGGACTTATCCAGTTATCTTGAAAAAGGCAGAATTTAGAATTTCAGATAAAAATTGGGAAAGTATCAGCTATCAATTTGAAGTCCGTGGTGGTGACTATGACGGTCGCTCTGAATATGTTACGTTTGGAACATTGAGCGAATGGAACGGTAAGGACTTAGGTTGGGCAGTAAAACGTACAATGAAATTCTTTATCAAGGCCTTGGTGCTTGCTGGAGATAATATGCAGGGCGATGAAGAAGACGGTAAAGCTTTGGAAGAAGCACTACAACGAAAAGCAGTTGGTTCTTACTACAACCTAGTGATCACTGAAACAGAAAGCAAAGGTAAAACTTACCGAAACTATGACCTTGAAGAAGACACAATGCAACAAACGGCAGGACTTGAAATTTCAGACGATGATTTGCCGTTCTAAAAATTAAGGAGTTAAGATATGCCATCTATGAAAGAATATGCTTTGCAGTATCAAAAATTAGGCTTTTCAGTCATTCCAATCAATCCTAAAAACAAGATGCCATTGATTGAATTTGCTGACAAACCTGCCATGACTGCAAGAGAAATAGAGACCTTTTGGGATGGCTTTCCTAATGCCAATATCGCTTTAAAGACAACTAACTTCTTTGTCATTGATATCGACAAGCACGGTAAATCAAATGGTTTTGAGTCTTTGAAAAAGTGGGAACACTTAAAACTGATTGAACCAACCCTACAAGCTAAAACTGCAAATGGTGGGAAACATCTATTCTATTTCAAAAGAGAGGATGAACCTATCACACAGATGATTGGTTTCTTACCAGGGGTCGATATCAAGGCACACGAAAATAACTATGTGTTAGTCGCACCATCTGCCACAGATAAAGGGCAGTATGAGTGGGATTTGGAAAAATCAGCGGAAGGTGGAACAATCGTAACACCTTCCGGAGATTTAATTCGAGCCATAAAGAAAACCTATGGCAAGACACACGGTTATCGATATGATGGCACAGATGGTTTAAGAGACTTAGCTAGACGGTCTTACACACGAGATCGCACACAAACAACCGACCTTTTTGAAACCATCGCCCTTGGTTTTGGTGATGAAGGTGGGCGAAACGATAAATTAGCGAGTTTTGTTGGTGGTCTATTATATCGTGCAGTAGATGATGATGTAGTTGTTCAATTAGCAAGACTAGCAAATGCAAATAGTCAAAATCCTTTGCCTGAAAAGGAAATGATGCGTACTGTTGAAAGTATGATTAA